AATTGCATCTGTAACTAATACTAAATCATTATTAATAGTAAATTGGCAAAATGTAATTGGTTGGATTGATTTCTTCTCTGACTTCTCTGTTAAACAAGGTGGTAGATCAGATAGAAATGATTGGCAAGATCAAGAGCCAATGTGTCATTTTGATATCGATGATTTTAAAATAATTTCGGACTCTGTTTCATCGGCAGCCGAAACAAAGGAGATAGAAGAATGAAAGATCAAGAAGAAAGAATTAAATTATATGATGATTACAAGGAAGCATTTATAGGAACTACTATAAGTGCTTTTGGAAGACATCAAGTAGCTTTGTATGATTACGATAAATGCATAATGATACTTATGCATGATAATAAATGGAGTGAAGAAGAGGCACTAGAATGGTTTCACTTTAATACCATAGGTGCTTGGGTTGGAGATAAAACTCCTATATTTATAAACCAACATAAAGTGAGTGAGGTAGAAGATTATGAAGAAGAGTGACAATGTAAACAAGCCTAATCATTATAGAAAAGGTAATGTTGAATGTATTGATGCTATAAAGTCAGCTACGGGAGTAGGGTACGAGTATTATTTGCAAGGTAATATTCTCAAGTATGTTTGGAGGCACGAACATAAAAATGGATTAGAAGATCTTTTAAAAGCAGAATGGTATCTCAAGGAACTAATAAAAACAAAAAAGAAAAAATAAAGCTGTCTTTCCCGTACCGGGGTCTAGTTGAACGATACTAAAAGTTTACATAAAGTTTTACTACTATCATGCATCGTGTGCAGATTTATCTTTCTTTAAGACCCACTTCCCTCATAAGCACAACACCTTTCCTCATTAATTCTTGGATCTTCTCAGTTCTAAGTTTTATCAACTTTGTTCTAGTTTCATCCGGTATTCTGAGGTTTCTTTCCAACTCTCTTATTTGCCTTAACATCCTATTCCTAGCATTGTCTATAGCTTTAAATCTTCCATATATTCTTAACTCATCTCCGTACTTAGCTCTAAGCCTACTTAGATCCTCTGCATCGCCTCTTCTATTAGCTAAATCGAGTCTAGCGAATATTGTAAACAATCCTTTTCTATTTTCTAAATAAGTTTGTGTGTCCACTCTTTCAGACGGCTGGGCAATGACCTTACGTAAAAAAGGTATTCTTGATTCTATATTACCATCGAAGTCTCCGGTTATTACATCCGGTATAACTCCAAAAGCTAAATTTCCAGTTCTGTTAACTGTAGCACCGGCTCCACCTATTGCGAACTCAATCCAATATTCAATAACATCCGGAGACCAATCAATTATACCACTCTCAACCTCGTCTCCACCGGTAAGACTGTTTAACTGATCTACTATAAACTTAGGTATGGTTCCGGTATTGCCCCAATACTGTTGACTGTCCGGTCTAGGCGAAGATGCGTACATAGGACTTTCTTTATATATAGGATCGCCTCTATAATTTACATTTAGACCAAGTTCTGCAAGAGGATCTAAAAATGTAGGTAAAGCGTATGTTTGCCAATTTTCTATAGCACCAAATGGACTTAGTGTTTCCATTGTTGTGTTAAATATAGAGCCACTTGCTTGACCAAATGTATACTCACCACGAGTGTAGCGACTTAATGATCTGCCTAAATTCACAGCCATGTTTAACCCGTAAGCCAATGGTATCTTAACAAATTTCTTATCTGACAATCCCATACTTGGAAATACTAAGTTATGTTCTAATGTGTAATCATCTAAATCGTCATATTGTTTAGTTCCATTTTCATCTTCATCATCGCTAACCATTGCCATAAATTGATCTTGTAGCAAACCATAAGCAATCATACCTAACCATAGTTTTCTAACTCTAGGAGACCTTTTAGCCGCCATTAATAGAGCCATACTTCCTTGTAATGATGCATTATAAAATAAATACAATGAATTCATTGCAACTTTATCTTCTCCACCTTTTGCAAAGTTTACTGTTACGTCTCTCGCTGCTTCGGCAGCCCTTGCATCAGAGAAGCCTCTTTTTTTCAAAGCTGTGAAGGTAGCGACACGAACACCATTCTCAACTGCTGTGTTGTAATCATCTAAGAACTTTAATAACTTTCCAAATCCAACCTTATGAAATCCTTGGTTTTGTGTGCCACCAATATCATTTAACAACTTACCCATATTTTCCATCTGGTCTTGTACGCTAGACATCATATTAGTAGCGTTTTTACCACCGGCTTTAACAAATTTTAAATATTCTTGTGACCAAAAGCTATCTGTCTTTTCAGTTCTTAAAACGTTTCTTATACCTAATATGGCTTTACCTGTTGATAATCCTATCTCTTTTGTAATGCCCTCTAAATCATATTGCTGGGCGTTAACAAGAGCAGTTTCCAAGTCTTTTGCTAAGTTAGGTAATACGAAAGCTGGGTTATATGTTGTATTAACATTTGAAAGCCATTTGTTTAATTTACCTAACATTCTAACAAGATCGCCATTAGTTTGTGGTTCTGAGTGTAACTTTAATGATCTGGCTATTGATCCACTGTAAATGTTTACGTAAACTTCTTGACCATTTTCTTTTACTGTAAACTGATTAGAGTTCATAGGATCTTTAGTTGCTATATAAGCAATATTTTTTGACATATCTGATGCCAACTGATCGTTTGTAGCGACAGTTCCATCTTGACTTTCATTTTCTCCTCTTACTAATTTTAAAAAAGATATACCTACTTTGTTTCTTTCACCTCTATCAATGGCGCGCTGGTTCTGAGCAATAGCAGATGCTAATATATTTTCTGCATATTTAGTTCCTCTACCTTTTGCACTTCTGTCTTCATTACCCATAGCTCCAAATAGATTAACTGTTTTTCTCTGTCTATTTAATCTGTCGTCAGTAGCCTCATCAACTGAATCCATGTCTCCTCTAAGTGGGACATAATTTTTATACTCAACTCTTTTGTCATATGTATCCTGCGTAATTAAACCTGACTCAAGTCTTTTAGCATTTGTGCTTTCTATTAAGTTTTTTGTAAGAGCTACTACATTATTGAATAAAGTTTTGTTTTCTGTGCTTAATCCATCAAACCACTGCAATATTGCTGTAGCTTCTGCATTAGACATACCTGAACCCATTCCTCTTTTATGATCATTTATAATTTTTTTATTACGCTCTTTTGCATGTCTAGCGTATAATAAAGCATCAGCTAACACTAAATTATTATCAACTCCAATTTCTAAAGCAGACTTTACAAAACCTTCTTGCTCTGTTTCTTTTGCAGCTGCTTGAGAAAGAGCAGACAAATTATTTATTTGATCATCCGTAATGTTAACTTTTTGTATTTCTTCTAATATAGGTTTGACTATAGTTGTTTCTAAATCTGTTAACTCTGAACCAGTAGTTCCATGTGAGTTCTTTTCTTTTAAATATGTATCAGCAACATCAGATATATTGTATCCCTTATCTCTAAGAGAATCCATCATGTCACCAATAGGTTGAAAAGAATCCTGAAACTTTGTGACTATTCTATTAGCGGCATCTCTTCTAGTCTTTCCCATCATAGGAAAAGATTTGCCAAACTTATTTATTATACTTTGTGGAACTATTTTTAGTCCTTTTTCTATAATACCTGCTAAATTATTGTATCTTATATTTTGTTGTGCTTCTTCAATATGCACATCATTTGTTATAGCTGTTTGCTCTCTCTGAGTTGCTCCTGTAAGACTAGCCCTTATGGCTGATTTTCTAATCTCAGTTCCTCTGGGAGCGACTCCTCCAACTCCGCTGTCATCACTGGTATCCCCTCTGGATAAGCGAGATCTAGATAGTTCTCTCTCGTAACTGGAATTTCCTGTGAATTCAGATATTGAATCAGGCTGTCCTGACCACGTTGGCGCTTCAAATCCTGTTGTTGCATCTAAAACCTCCTGTCTAGCTTCATCTATAGTTAAATTGCCTTCAGCATATCTATCCCATATATTTTCAATACGAGCTACATTTTGATCATTTGCCTTAAATGTATCTTTATATAATCCTCTTATTGCTTCCCATGTAATAGATTGCATTTGTCTAGGTAAAACACCTCGTTCATTTGCAGCTCTTGCATAAGCATCCGCTAACAAACCATAGGTTCCATAAGAACCTGAAACAGATGAATTTGGTATAATGCCAAACTTCTCTGCTCTACCTTTCTTTGTATATAATCCAAAATTATGATCAACTTCTAAAGATTTACCACTTAATGGCTTTAAGTGCGCACCTGCAACTGCATGTGTGTCTATAGTAGAATGACCGTCTGTAGACATAGGAGTAATAATATTATTAAAAAAACTTCTTATTTTGTGTCTTTTACCCATAACTATAGATATGTTTTCTAAAGATGGATCATCCATTACATCAATAGCTTTAGATATCTCTGAAAGACTACCCCATCCTGTTTTCTTAGGCTGTCCATTTTTAGTTCTTGCGTAATCTAAAAACTCACCTTCAGGAGTTACGATTCTATGGCCTCTGTCATTATATGTTTCGTCAAATATTCTTACCCACATAGCTTTGTGCATAGGTAATTCTAAACTATTTAGACTATTTGAGTTTCTTCTTGGATTGCTAATATAATTTAACGCAGCTGCATACTTATCTTTACCAAAAATCTTTCTAGCAGTTTGCATCATCTCAGGTGTAAATTGTGTATTACCATAATTTTTTGTTATATCTAAAACTCTTTCTGCTAAAGATACATTCATATACCAATCTTTTTGTGGAGACTGAGCGGCCATTACAGCTGCTATTACTTCTGGACTATAACCATATTCTTGCGAAAACCTATCAACTATAACTCTTGCACCATCATACCATTTAGATGATCTGTCTCTTATATCAGGGTCCACTGAGTCGTATATAAACAAAAGATTATCTTTTGCTGCTTCAATATAATCTTCTATTATTTCTAAATCTGAAAAGTTTCCGTAAAGTTTTGAATTTTGGGATATATTATATCCCTTAATAAGGTTAGCCGCTTTTCTTGCAAGTTCTTTATCATTTCTAATAGCGTCTCCATTAACAAATAATAAACTTTGTAAAGGATCATCTGTTCTTGATTTTGCTGTAGGAAATCTAGTACTTATAGTATGCTCTTGCCCCCGCGCTACAACAGCAGACTTCATTATTCTAGTAGCATCTTCTCCACGCTTTTGATTAACTTTGTCTTTATATGCCTGATTATATTTTTGTACCTGATATGTTTC